AAAAAGATAATATTTTCCACGCTTTTAAGTGATTGTGTACAATAAAAACCAAAGCGGCTACCACAATAAGGATCCACCAGGGGAAGCCTTTTTTAATTTCTACGTCTTTACTTTTGGCTTTTACCTCAACGCTTGCCGTTGTTACCGTTTTATCTGCGATTTGCTGCGTTATCTCTTGCTTTGTATCTGTTTGTGTGTCTGCTATCTTTGCAGCCGTTTTAACGTGCTTAAAATTAGTAAAGGTTGTTTTATTACCTTGCTTTGTGATTGTTGCGGGTTGGCTTACGTCCGCAACCTCGCCTGTAAAGTCGTCATTCGTTTGCTTATCTACTTGCAAAACCTTTACAACCTCTTTTGTTTTGGTTTCAATGTCTTTAGAAACCTCAATTTTTGTTTGCGTTTCTAGTTTGTCCACGGCTTTTTTCTTAGACCCGCATGATATTAAAAGTGATGCAAATATTATTAGTGTAATTTGTTTTACCATCTTGCCTTTTTTAGTCGTACATCATAGTGTACAAAAGTCGGATATAATCCTATACCGCCCTGTAACATTGCTTTGTCCATTATTAATATTTCAATCGCTTCGTGTACCTTTTTGCTGCTTAATCCCTCCACGCTTATGTCGGCTGCCATTCCTAGTACGTGCTTGCTGTTCCTAACCCCATTTGATGCGCGGTTGTGCTTAGGGCTTCTGTAACCGCTGTTTATTGTTATGGGCTTGTTTAAATAGTCGCGTAGTTCTTGCAGTTGATCGGCTAGTATTTTGATATTGTGCAAAACTTTTGAAGGCATTAACGCACCGTCTTTGCTGTCAAATTCTGATTTGCTAAAGTTTCTCGTTAGTTTCATAATTTTTTACACCTTGCTATTTCTTCGTTTTGCTTTGCGATAATCGCTTTTGATTCTTTTATAACCGTTTCTAACTGACTGATTATACCTTTTAATTCAGCATTAATAGCGAGTAAGTTTGTTACGTTTTCCTGCATATCTTCTAAAAGTTGTTTTTCCACTTCACGAACGGTTTTTAAGTTTTGCAGTTCTACACCTACCGCGTTGGCTTCCGCTTCTTTGTTTGTTGATGCTTGTATTTTACGTCCTGTGAACCATGCAGCAACTGCGCTCAATGCTAGGAAAATGTTATCCCAGTGGTTTTTAATCAAATCAATCATTTTATTTATTCGTTTATATATTCGTGACCGTTAATCTCTATAAATAGAATCATTTGTTCTAGTGTTTCAAAAGTGTATATAGTCATTTTAGTAGATACCTCTGTACCTACTTCCACTTTTCCGTAGTGCAAAATTGAGTTATTTTCTTTTTTTGCTACCCAGTAAGGGCTTTTTAAATTTTCGTGCTTATTTATCATTTTTATTTATTTTAAACTGGTCCACCATCTGTAATAGTCCAGTTGTATGTGTTTACTAAACTATCTCGACCCGCTTGTGCTGCCGATGTAAATCGTGTTGTTCCTGCGTGAAATAAGACATTTGATTGAAGACTTAACTGTGACCAGTTAATGTAACACCCGTCAAGATTTGCTGTTGATAGGTTAGCATTTTCCATCATTCTATTCATTGTGCTAACGTTACTTACATTCCAGTTTCTCATGTTAGGATTTGCTGATGTTGCATTAAAAAATGTAAATTCTAAATTACTAACGTTACTTACATCCCAATTTGTAACATTTGGATTCGCAGATGTTGCACCAAAAAACATAGTCCTCATAGTAGTGACGTTACTTACATCCCAATTTGTAACATTTGGATTAGCAGATGTGGCGTTTTGAAACATTGCCTGCATGTTAGTGACGTTACTTACATTCCAACTTGTAACATTTGGATTAGCAGATGTGGCGTTAAAAAACATAGCAAAAAAAGAATTTACATTTGTGAGTACAGGAATGTTGTTTGCTGTAATAAGTGCGTTAGAGCATCCAAAAAAGGCTCTTTCAAAACTAGACCACACAATATTTCCCCAGCTCTTAACGTTTGTTAATTTTAATTTATCTCCACCATTATTAAAATTAATACGATTAAAACCGCCACTTGCTTTTGGTGTAACTTCTAATATATAAATACCCGTGCCGTTTGTAAAAGTAATGGTTGCCGCACCGCTTAAATTACTAAACGTTTGAACTATTACGCCGCTTTGCTTGGCGACTATATCATAATCTCCTACCGCACCTGTAAATTGAAATTGATCATTTGCACTACCCGCTTTTGAAGTGTCTACCTCAATGATAAAAGGATTAGCCCTTAATATACTTGCTGCTATAATTGAAAAGTTCATATTATGCGAGTTTTAAAGTTCCGATTAACGTTGCTACATCGCTGCCTTTTGTGCGTATTCCAAAAGGTGCAAATTGTCCCGCTGTTTTATTGTCAAAGTCTGCAAACTTGTTAAGCGTTCCCGTTGCTGCCGATACAAAACTAACTTCGCCTGTGCCTGTTTGCTCACCCTGAAATTCTAAATTTTCCGCTAATGATAAAGGCAACGTTACTACACAAGCGTTTGTAAATTCTAAATACTCGTTAACGTCTGTTACTAGGATAGTATAAGTAGATGCGCTTACTACTTTAACTGGATTGATAGTTGAAACCTTACGCCATACCGTGCCGTCGTTAATGTGCATCATTGCATTTTCGTCAAGCATTACAGAGCCTTTGACAGCGTTTGTAATAGTGCTTAATGCAGCCGTAAAGAACTTTTGCATACCGTTTTTAAACAGCGTGTACGCGTCTGAACGGTTGTCTAAGTCTATTCCGTTGCCGTAGTTTACTAAGCGGTCTGTAGGCTCAAATTCTGTTGCGCTTTGTGGCGTGTAATCTGTTCCGTTTACACCTCCCGAATGTTCTCCAAATGAACGCGAAAAAGTTTGACTTCCCTGTGCGTGTGATGAACCACCGCTTGCAGTTGTTCCATTTCCCTCTGCGTGCGATGATGCACTGATTGCGTTTGTGTTAGAGCCTTCTGCGTGCGATGCATAACCACTTGCTGTCGTTATAACTCCCTCTGCGTGCGATACTTGACCACTTGCGGTTGTGCCGTATCCCTCCGAGTGTGCTGATTCCTCACTTGCGGTTGTAGTGTCACCCTCTGCGTGCGATGCATAACCACTTGCTGTTGTTTCATTTCCCTCTGAGTGTGCTGCTTGACCTGTTGCGCCCCTTGTTGTGCTTGCGCTTTGTGAAATACTTAAATTTACCGCATCTTGTCCGATATCGCCATAGTTTGCAGGGTCAGAATCTTTAAGCCTGTAACCTGTTTTGCCGTTTTCTGTAATTTTTACAAGTTGACCAGCCGCTTCTATTGCATCGTCTAAATCCTGCGCAGTTCCAGCATATCCACCGTTTAAAACATAGTTGTCAAGAACTGGTATTGCTGGCTTGTTTTTAATAAAGTCATCCTGCGTGTTATCATTTTGCAAAAAGTCCGCTTGTACGTTTAATTCTGCAAAATCTTCAATATTAGCAAGCTTGTTTTTTTCAGTTGTTGTATAGTCGTTTGCGCTCAATCCCTTACCAACTTCTTTATCTACTTTTTCATTAAATAAGTCGGTAAAATTAGATTGAACCTTTATAAAAGCCGCTCTTAGTTTGTCACCCAGGCCGTCATTCGGCTGCGATACGTTAAAATTTTCCTGTGCCATAATTTAATACCATTGAATTACGTTAGTTTCTCTTTTTACTTCTTCTGTTTTGTACTCTGGAACTGGGTTTAATTGTAGAAAGTCCTTGAATTGTATGAAAACATTGTTTCCTAATTGATTGTAAAGAGCTGAAAGCCTGTTAATTTCGCTTAAATCCGTTCTTTGCTCTGGTTTTATGATACCATTTTGGCTTATCTGGCTGCTGTTTATTGCTATATAGTGCGAACAACTAAAATACGCAAGCATAAATATTATAAATTTATCATAAAATTGTAGGTAAAGACCGCTTAAAGTGTCGTTTTCTATATCTGTATTTATTTTATTGTATAAATCAACTCCTAAAATTGGCAATATATCGTTTGTTTGCGCTATTACTATAAACGGCTTTAGCGCGTCCGTGTCAATATTACCTGCAAAGCTTGTTAATGCTGGTATATCATTTTCTGTTAACCAAATTTTCATATCTATTCTGTTTTATCTAGTTCCGTTTCTTCCTTAAAGTCTTTAAACCACGGCTTAATCTGTGCATCTATTAAATCCGTGATTTGCTTAATTCCATCTACCCAATTTTGACGGCGTGGATTAATTTTTTTACGGTAAAATATCTTTAAAGCCATTGAATATTCATCTGCATTATTTGAAAAACCACCGCCTTGATTGTTTCCGCTAAAAAGTATATTCGGCATTCCGTGACCGACTTTAATTTTTCGCTCGGCTTCTTCTGTAAAAAATGTTATATTTTCGCTTAGGTTGCTAGGTGGTAATTTGTCAAATGTTACTGATTCTTCTATGCTGTCGTTAAATGATACCACTACTTTTGCGGTGTTGTCAGTTCCTGTGACGCGGTCCCTTACCTTTTCGGCTTCGGACCTTGCGAGTTCTGGTGTAGCCTGCCTTCCTTGATTGTAGTTAACTATTATAATATCGTGCGCGCTATTTTTAATATAATTGTCAGCATAGTTTCCTACGCCACCTTCAAACTTTGCAAAAGGTATGCAGCTAAAGTAATCTGGCACGGCAAAAAACGGCTCGGCGGTTGGTTGTCTTACAAGTAGTATTTCAAGGTTCTGGCCCTCTGTGTATTGGCCTGTAAACCTAGGATATAATTCTGGTCGGTATCTTTGCTTATTATCCCAGTCGTAACTGAACCAGTAACCCTCAACTTCTAAAGATAATTGATTGTACTTTATACCTAATTTATAAATAGGAATGTACTTTATTTTTAAAGGTGTTTTTGTTTGTTCATCCCAAATAACCTGTACAGAAAACCCGCCGTAAATACCATCGTCTTTACAGGTCAATAACACGTCCTCTGGTGACATATATTGCTTTAGGTTTACATTTCCTACGCCCTCGTCAATTAAGCCTTCTCCGTACATGTACGTGCGTATGTCGTTAAGTATAGAACTGTTTGTTGGGCTATCTTCGTACGCATCTTTATAAGTGATATAATTTGCGTTGTTTGTGTTGTTTTTGCTGTTTAAAATGTAGTCTATTCCTACCCTTGGCTTGATGTCAATAGGCTGGTAAACGCTAAATTTTTCAACTTTATTTTCAAACGTAAAAGTTTGCAGTCCTTTATTTGTACGTGAATCTTTCATTTTGTTCGGCATAGTTAAAATTTTGTACGCTTGTACCCTCTTTTAAAATCTGTATTTTTCCTAAATATAAAATATCTTCACCCCTTTTTAATTCAAACTCAAATTTATCTAAAATTTTAAATTGATCAGGTTGCGTTGTTATTGTAATCTCTAATTTTTGACCCACTGTAAAAGTAAAGGCAGGGTTCAAAATTGTGCTGCCTGTTTCTTTGCGTAAATTTAAAACTAAATTATCGTTTTCTGTTGGGTAAATTCTAGGAATCAATGAAAAAATTAACGGCGTATTTAAAAAAAGTACTTTCATTTTTTTTGGTATAAAAAAAGCCGTACGGATGCACGGCTTTTTGTTTAGTATTTCAGAATTATACCACCGCCTTAATTGCTGCTGCATATTCTGTTAACGCTGCCGAGGTCAACAAGTACTCCCTTGAAAAGTCAGGTTCCATCGTCTGAAAAGTAACGGTAAATCCGTTTAAATCTCCGATGGTCCCGCCTGTTTGGTCGTCAATAGTTATTGCCATAGCGCCGTTCTGTGAGCCTGCTGCCGTAACCGTTCCGTCCTTACGCTCTATAAATAAAACAACTTCACCGTTTAGCAACTGCTTAACATCTGAAACCGTTTTAAGTCGATCGCCTTTTGGTACGTTTAATATAATCGGCAAATTACCAGTAACTCCTTTGCTTCTGTTATCCCCACCGCTTATGCCGTTTTCTACGTAGTTTGCAGTTGTAGATTTTACAGCAAATCTTGCTAAAGTTGTTGAACCGAAAGCCGTTGCTATTTCAGTAACACCAGTTACCGTTGCTTCTAGTCTGTTTGCGGAATCATATACTCCTACCGATACGGCTAGTATTCCAGCTTCTCCAGATATACAAGCTAATTTTCTACTTCCACCTAATGTAACACACATATATTTTTAGTTTAAAAAAGGGCGTATTTTCAACGCCCTATTATTTATTTATCCACCGTAAAGAACACCGTCAGCTTGTGACATTACTGTCGCGTCTAGTGTGTAGATTGTTCTCACAAACATCACATCGCTGTCGTTGTCTACTTTTCCAGTTTCAAAAGAAGCCACGTCAGCGGTGGAATCAGTTGAAAAGAAAATAACGCTCGGTCTGTTTACGTACACAAAACCAACTGGTATTGGCACGAACTCAATCACAACGCCGTTGTAAGATATTACCTCACCTGCGCCTGCGCCTGTAACTAAAAAGTTAATTTGCTGTGATGCACCTACTGCATTGTTAGCGATCAAAATTAGTTGTCTGTGTGCGTATGGTGCGTACATTACTGGCAATTCAGCGGCTTCAAAGCTTTCTGGCTTAACTGCTGCGAATATCTTAGCATATTCAGCGGCTATGTTTGCAGC